TTCCTAGTGGTTCTCAAGCCTACTAGGAACTGGGTAAACCTAGGAGTCACTCTGGCACACGAGTTGACTCACGTGGCACAGTTTGCCAAAGGTATCCTCAAACCTACGGCCAAAGGTCGAGTGTGGAAGGGCAAGTTCTACAAGGTGAACCATCCTTACCTCGATCAACCCTGGGAAATCCAGGCCTTTGCACGGCAGGAAATCATATTCCGTAGGGCAATAGAGTTGTAAAAATACAACAACAAAATGGTTGACACTTTGGTAAAACCTTGCTATAATAGCGACATACACTAACAAGGAGCAGACAATGGCTAAACTCTTAATTACTACACAAGTCTACGAGAACTACGGTGCCCATGATTGGGACGGCGTTGGTGAGTGCCCACAGTACTGGAAAGCCAAGGGTGGTTCAGACTACGTGGTCAAGAAGATCAACGTCAACAAGGTCACAGAGACCGTGATGGGTGTGCGTGGCCAGATCGAGTGCGACAACTACGCCTTCCGCGAGACAATCATTGATTGGTCTATCGTTGCTGACAATGCTCTTACAGAGTTTGAGCAGAGCCAGTTGGACTACGAAGGCAAGATCCGCTACGGTTCTAAGGAGATAGCATGGTAATGCGCATGTGGGCTTTTACCAACACCCCAGACCTAATCGAAACGCAGATGATGCGGATATGGGCTTTCTATGATTTAGATCATACAGATCCTAACTGCGGCCTGGGTAGGTTAATGGCTCGTAGGGCAGAGCTCGCATCAAGGAGATAGTATGGTAATCTTACAAGAGACCACAGAATTTACAGATGGCCAAGGCGGCAATCATGTCTACATCTTTAAGGGCACCCCTGAAGGTAGAAGTGCTACGGCTGTGGCTTATGTGCCACGAGGTACAGACCGGGTCATCAAGTTCAGCAAGCCCTTGAAACTCGACCTAAAAGGAAGGACTTTCCAAAAGGTTGACTAATTGGTAAAACCTTGCTATAATACACTATCGCAACAAGGAGCAGACTATGAATACAATCCAAGCAAACATCGTGGCAATCGCAGGCGCTATCCTAGTGTTCGGCGGTGCAGGCGGCGTTGAACTGTCAGAGACTACCGAGCAACTGGTAAGCAGTCTAGTGATTGCGGTCTTGGGCATGTTGGCCTGCTATGCCGCTTACCTGGGCACATCCAAATGAGCTATACTGTTTTCAAACACAATCAAGCCTACGAAGCCCGCAAGGGCTTAGAGGGTCCTTTCCACTACCCCAATGGACGAGTCCTGTACTATGATCCCAAGGCCGGAGAGTACTGGGATCCACGCACAGACTTCTATGTCGCAAACGATGAAGTCAGCGAACTACAGAATTCAATCTTTGATGTAGTTAGGGGTTGACAGTTTGGTAAAACCTTGCTATAATAGCGACATACACTAACAAGGAGCAACGATGCTAGAAGCACTAACACAACACGGTTATTATGATGAGCGCCACGGTGGCCCATACGATCGCGGCACAGCCGACAGCTACTACGGTCGTGACTACAACCCCCACTACTTTGTAGGTGACACATACAACTCACCCAAGATCGAGTTGTCACAGATGACAGCCCGAGAGATTGTGGCCTACACCGCAGGCTATACCAACAACGAAGCCAATGGCGATAAGAAGGAGTATTGATATGAAAGTTTCAGAACTTGTAGAGATGTTGAGCCGCTTCAACCAAGAAGCCGATGTACACTTTGCCTATGGGTATGGTGACTACTGGCGTACAGAGGTTGCCCCTGCAGTCTGTCAAGTCTTTGACGGTATAGTGGCCTACAGTGACTACCACCAGATGGACAAGCTCATCGAAGACGACAGCGATGAAGGCACCGTGCGTCGTGTAGTGGTCATAACCTAAGGAGCTAACATGGACATCCAAATCAAATTCAAAACCGACGAACAGAGACGCATCGCAGATCTCTTGTGGTCATGCCAAAGCCAGCGAGAAGTCAATGTGGTTCTCCGTGCCTTTGGGGTACAAGGCTACATTGTCAAAGAGATGATCATTGCGGCTACCTTCGATGACATAGCCGATGTGGAGTTGGCCCAACAGGTTCTAAAACCCTACATGCTGTAGGGGCTTTTGTTGACAGTTTGGTAAAACTTTGCTATAATAAGTTTTTAAGGGAACTAAACAATGTCAGAAGCACAAGCTAAATTGTACAGTGCATTAGCACAACTGCAAGCATTAACCGACTTAGACGACGACGCTATACAAGAAGCTATTAGCGTATTGTCGCAAGCAATAGAGGACAATGTTGCATAAAAACAACGACCCTACACACAGTAGGGTCTTTAGTTGACAAAGTGGTAAAACCTTGCTATAATACATACACACTAACACAAAGGGGCACAAAATGGCTAAGACACTTAAAGACATAGACAGCAACGCACTAGGCGACCACCTAGAGGACTTTTGCAACGAAGCTCTTAACAAGAAGCTCCGCAAGTTCCTAGTCCTGGACAGCCCTAGCAACATAGAAGACATCCTGGAGAAAGCCCAGTTTGAGGACGTAGAAGACATTGACGTCCGTGTGGGCATTGCAGTGGCAGAAGCTACCCTGGTAGAAGTTAACCGAGTTCTTAAAGCACAGGGCATAGAGTTTGCTTTCCAGCGTTTTGACATGGTAGAGTACGAGACTTATATGTTAGTGAACACTAACGATAAAAAGCTCGAGGCAGTGGCACAACGTGTGCGGGCTAGCTAAAGACCCTAAGGGTTGACAGGTTATCAAAACCCTGTTATAATACATACACACTAACACACTAGGAGCATATTATGGTCAAGCAAAGCGAGATTTTTGTATACAAGACTTTTGGCACTTACCAACTCATTGTTGAGGAAGCCAACGAGTTCTATGACCGTGAGAGATACTATGTAGTGCGTCACTTCTCAGGCTTAGAAGTCACAGCAGAGACTATCAAAGAAGCTAAGAAGTGCCTCGAGGACTTTGAGAAGACAGCACAAGAGATACAGGGTGCCATTGAAAAGCTGACACGCTATGGATACCGCGTGTTCAAAGATGTCACTGAAAGATGTCACTGAAAGAGGTTGACATTCTGGTAAAACAGTGTTATAATACATACATACACTAACAAGGAGCCGCAAATGAGAAAAGTTTTAATAGCCCTAGCAATTATGTCCACAGTAGCCTCTCAAGCCCAGGCTTGGGGCCCACGTGAGCAAGGTGCATTGGCAGGCATTGCGGCTACCTTGTTGATCCAAAATACACAGCGAGCACCAGCTGTTATATACAGCCAAGGCCCACAGTGGAACGATGCACGTTATCCACAATACAATGGCGCCTACGGTGTTCAACCTTGGATGGTGCAACAGAGACCTCAATGTTTTGATCAAGTTGTGGGCTACAATCAATTTGGACAACCGCTGATCCAAAGAGTTTGTCAGTGACTTGACAACTCAACAAAAACGCTGTATAATAATGACTTCACTACACTAAAGGACGAAAAATGGCAGTTAAGAACATGAAGAACATCTCTGTGTTAGAGTTTGACACAGACGCTATCAAAGCAACACAAAAGGCAGTGGCACAGGAAACAGACGACGAGATCTTGGCACGTCTCAGAGAGCGTTTTACCATATTGACAGACATGACCAAGGCAGTCAAGTCAGGTGATGTCCGTGCTATGATCGTATCAGGCCCACCCGGCGTTGGTAAATCCTTTGGCGTAGAAGAAGTGCTACAAAAGGACGGCTTGTTTGACACCTTAGGCGAGCGTAAGCCCAGATATGAGGTAGTCAAGGGTGCTATGTCAGCACTGGGTCTCTATGCTAAGTTATACGAGTTCTCAGATGCTAAGAACGTTCTAGTATTTGATGACTGTGACTCAATCTTGATGGAAGACCTGAGCTTGAACATTCTCAAGGGTGCCTTGGACAGTTCAAAGAAGCGTTTCATTGCTTGGAACACTGACAGCAGACTGTTGCGCTCAGAAGGCATTCCGGACCGCTTTGAGTTCAAGGGTGCGGCTATCTTTATCACTAACATTAAGTTTGAGCACGTTAAGAGCAAGCGACTGAGAGATCACTTAGATGCACTAGAGTCACGTTGCCACTACATCGACTTGCAGATGGACACAGACCGTGAGAAGATCTTGCGCATTAAACAGATCGTGGGCGATGGTATGTTGGACGCCTATGAGTTCGAACCCATACAGAAGGATGAAGTAGTAGACTTCATAGTCAGCAATGCTGGCAAGCTGAGAGAGCTGAGCCTGCGCATGGTACTCAAGGTAGCAGACTTGCGTAAGGCATTCCCTGCTACATGGATGGCTATGGCACGTACTACTTGTATGCGTCGTACATAATGCTGGCTCGCATAGCACTGTTCACAACCCTGGGCACACTATGTAGTGTGCTAGGGTTCCACGTAGCCACAGCAGAGTTCTGGTGCTTCCTAGCCTTGTTCTGGGCCGCTGACACCTTGGGTAGATACGATGGCTTCAACTCAGGTATGAACGAGGCCAAACAGCTACTGGTCAAAGCACAAGCATGCCTTGTTGAGGCACAGAATCTTAGAGAAGCCAAGGGCCATCCCCGAGACACTGAGGTCAATCTCTGAGGGGGGTGGGTCAGGTGTATATGCAAACTGTTGTATTTTTACAACAGCAAGCATGCCAAACTTTCTCTCAAAATCCCCATAAAAAATCCCCCGTAAAAAGTCAGTGTTAGAGTAAAACCAGGGGGGTCCGAGATCTCCAACTCTATTTTATTTTGCGCGGCAGATTTTTAGGGCTAGTATAGACCGGCCCCTCGGGCTGTTTACACCTTGTTTAACTGCTTTAATACCTGATCAAAGCTTTCTTGTACTTCCCATGTGCCGTGTGGTGGGCAAAATAGGAATGTCACTGTTTCTGATATGCCATCGTCTCTGGTCACTAGACTAGTGTGTGCAGTCACTACTAGACTGCGTTCAATGGCTAATTTGGTGCCTCTATGCTGTGGGCTAGCGTTGGTTAAGTTTAAGTACATAGTCATCAGTATACACTGTAAAAACTAGGCTGTCAATGTATTTTGGTGATTAAAAATTTTTACGCACAATTTTTTTGACTGCGTATAGACCATGGGTTAACCACGCTGTTATTGCATAAATATCTGTATGAGTAATTTTCTAGTCATTGGCGACAGTCATGGTGAGCAACTAAGTCACGTTGCCGGAGCACAGTACTTTAACAGTGGTGGCATTGTACCCACTGCTCGTGAGTTTGTCAATTTTGGCAGTGAATTATGGACCAAGTTAGATCCATGGTTGACCAATTGCAAGGGCATGGATCTAGTAGTTTGTTTGGGTGAAATTGACATACGTGCGCACTATTGGCGACAACTACCCAGATACAATCTACCACCCGAGCAGTATGTACAGTCATCTGCACTGGCTCTGTATCGTGCCATAGGACATGCTGTTAACTTGTATGAGCTTAATTCAGCTACATTATGGGCCAGTCCACCAGCCGCAGAAGCTCGTCAAGGTGCCTATAATCATACCTATCCATTTGCCGGGGATATCGCCACACGCAATAGAATCATACATTTGTTCAATCGTGAGTTTGTGGGCTTTTTGGAGCCTCAGGGACCAATACGCTTTGCTTCAGCTTTCTACGACTATGTTGATTCTGGTACTTATACTACCCTAGGACATACACCTACAGATGGTATACACTATCGAGGTGACCAGTATGGAAGATTCTTTTCAGAGTTGATAGAACCCTGTATTGGTGGAGAAACAGTTCGAGTTTCAAACTCCGAAAACTTTACTCAGATGCACAAACATCAGTTTGGCATAACATCTAAACTCATGACCAGAGATCAGGGCAACTATGACACCTGGGTCAAGAATCCTGGCATCAAGTATCAGGTTGCGGATCTCACGCAGATACACTTCATGGGTGAGGCCTATACTTTCATGCCCTGGACACAGCGATTGAACCTACAAGATGAGTATACTGAGTTAACTCTGGTTAATAGATAATTAACTCTGTGGTTAATTGATGGGAAAAATTCTTGCAAATTTTTTGCGCTTCGCGCTTCGCTTTGGGCCCTAAGCTCCTACCCTGCCCCGATAAATATCTCCATGAGCCAGTATACTATCATAGAAGACTCTAGTCCCTACTACATTCGATTTACCCACCCAGGCATTGAGGACGTCATTGATTTTTGTCGCAGTCGTATACCCGATACACAGATCTCCCCGGGCCAGTTTGTACATCACAAGTTGGCCCTAGCTGATGCTGATCAACTGCTGAGTCGGGTGCCTGCTTCTGGAGTTTTGGACTTCCAGCGTGATCGAGTCAGCTTGTTTATAACCGCAGGTGGCCGCTACTATAGGGCGCACAAGGATGGACTTGATAATCGCATCAGCATAAACTACACTGTGACCATATTGGATCAGCTGTGTGAAACCAGTTGGTACAGCGACGAGGATCTCAAACACTACCCTATTGATAATTTGCCCTCTAATACTTCTCGAGAGTGCCGGGGTTTTGTCAAACAACATCATGTTCCCCTTAAAACAATGACCGCTCAGGCCAACGAGTGTATCCTGTTCAACACTGATATATTCCACGATTTTGACAACACTCAGTCGGATAATACTCGTGTGGTACTGACACTGCATTGTCGGGACACGGGAGGTGTTTATTTTGATGATGCCAAAAGAATTCTGTTTGGCTTGATAAACTAGTAGTTTAATTCCTGCATTTTTACCTTTAAATATTGATGTAAAGTCTCTATTCTAGGAGGAATCTATGTTCAAGAAAATTATCTCTGTCGTTGCTGCCTTGGTGTTATCTGGCGCGGCCCTGGCACAGACCACTACCACAGGTACATCAGGATCCAGTGGTGGCACCGCTACAGGCACTGCCACAGTGATCAATCAAGGGGGCTATGACAGCAAATCCTTGGTTGATACCAACAGTACCTCTAACAGTGTTAGTACGATCAATACCAACAATGTCAATTCGGGTACAGTGACCACAAATAACAACACCAATTTGACCGGTGGCACGACTAATACCAATAACAACAACAATGTTAATTCGGGCACCTTGACCAACAACAATAACAACAACAATGTTATGAGCGGCTCAGTGACCTATACCAATAACAACAACAATGTTAACAGTGGTACACAGACATTCAACAACAACAATGTCAATAGTGGTACAATGACCAACAACAATAACAATGTTAATACCAGTACTAGTAGCAGTACATCAGTTAATACTAATAATAATGTTAACACAGGCACAATGACCTATAACAACAACAATGCCAGTACTAGCGCCAGTACCAATGTTAATACTAATAACAACATCAATAGTGGTACACAGACATTTAACAACAATAACGTTAACACCAGCACTAGTTCCAGCACAAATACCAATAACAACAACAATGTTAACAGTGGTACAATGACCTATAACAACAACAATGCCAGTACCAGCTCTAGTACCAGCGTTAATACCAACAACAATAACAACGTTAATACGTCTACCAGTACCAACACAAACTATCAGTATGGTACAATGACCAACAATAATAACAATGTCAATACCAGTACAAGTACCAACACTAATAACAATGTTAACACTGGTGACATGACCAACCGTAATATCAACAATACCACGGCTACAACAAATAGTACAAATACCAATAACAATATTAATTCAGGTACAATGACCAACATTAATCAAAATACCAACACGGGTACAATGACTAACAACAACAATAATACCAACTCTAGTACCAGCACTAATGCTAATACCAACGTTAACCAAAACATTAATAGCGGTGAAATGACAAATAGAAATATCAATGAAACTGTTATAACACAAAAAGTTATTCAACCTCCTCCAACAGCAGTTGCTCCTGCTATGATGAGTGGTGGCAATGCTGACCTATGCTCAACAGGCACCAGCGGATCAGTACAAACACAGATCTTTGGTGTTGGGGCAGGTAGCACTACACGTGATATGAATTGTGAACGATTAAAGTTATCTAAAACACTCTACGATATGGGTATGAAAGTTGCCGCTGTGGCCACTATGTGTCAAGACCGTAGGGTATTTGATGCTATGTTGGCAGCAGGCACACCTTGTCCATACGAAGGTAAGATTGGCGAGCAGGCCAAGGCTGCATGGGAATCTAATCCAGAAAAACTACCAAAAGTAGAAGAGGAAAAACTAGATGAAACTTATAAGAAAGTTGGCTTTGGCGCTTTGCTTGGCGTTCTCATTCATAACGCTTTCAAGTAATGCTCAGGTAGATTCGACTACTGGTAATTTGATAAACTTTACCGGCACACCCACTACCACGACCGGCAATTGGAATAACGTAGGACAGTTCGGTGGATCACTGACCTGCTGGCGTGGTGGCGACCCAGGCTATTGTGGATCTCAGCCACGAGTCAATGCCAACGGCTACGGTGTAATAAATTTCAGTTATGGTACTACAGACTTAAATCAAATTGTCAATATAAACCGAGCACTGGAAGCAGGCGGTGCCGGTGTACAACTCAGCGGATTCAATTTTGGATTTCGTGCTAAAAATGGTAATGGTTGGGACAACGGAGCTCAGGATTACCTAAGTGCTTACGTTAAGTTTTACAATGCCGCCGGCGGTGTTGCCGCAACGTATGATTATACAAATGAAACAAACAGAAAATACAACTGGACTAACTTTAACTTCAGTGAAACATTTGCCAATCCCGTAGCGGCTTCAAACTACAGTAATGCACAAGTCGGGTTTGTTGGTCGAGATAATAATTTTTGGGTTGGTCCATATGGCCCGGAAATTTATAATGTCAGTTTTAGTTTAAAGTATCGTGTTGATCCGTGTGCTACCAATATTGCTTACAGCCCTAGTTGTGCCGGATTTAATACAGTCACAACCGGTAATAATGTTTTCAACTCTAGTGTATGGTCAAATGCCCTAACTCAATCAGTGGCTATTAATACAGCATTAAAAAATGGCGGCATTGGCGCCACAGTACACGGCATTAATTATGGATTTGATTACAACATTGGTCAAAGCTGGTCAGGATGTACAGCCACTAATCAAGACGGTTCGTGCAGTTGGTATATGAATATTCCTGCACAGGTAAATGCCACTGCACGACTAACTGGCAGCGATTCCGGTACAATATTTTCAAAGAGCTATGCATTGACTGGAGATGGCGATAGTGGATCGGTTAGTGGAAAGTATTTGTTGCCAACCAGTTTGAATCAAACTGGATTAGGTAGATTTAGTTTAACAGGTAGTACATCGGGTACAGGATCATCTATAGGTAATTTTTCAGCAACGTTAATTTATACTGCTGACCCGTGTGTCACTAATCCTTTATACAATGCATCCTGTTCTGGATATGCAGTTGCTTATGCTAAAAATATGTTATTAGGATCAACAGTTGCTAGTGCAAGTGCTCCGGCAGCTCCTGCACCGGCAACAGCACAAATGTCACCTGCTGAGGCAGCTCCTGCACAGGCACAATCTAGTCCTGCCCAAGCACAATCTTCACCTCAACAGGCTCAATCAAGTCCAAGTCCTGCGCAAGATCAAAATCAGAATCCTGGTGTAGCACAAGACAATCCGTCACAGCCAAGTCCAACTCAAGCAGGCCCTGCACCTACAAGTCCACAACCTGCTGGCGGTCCTCCACAGACAGCAACAGCCAGTGCACCACAACAGAGTTCTGGACCACAACAGGGCGGTAGTGGTGGAGGCGGCGGTCCTAGTAAACTAGCAATGAGTGTGGTTAAATCAGCACAGGCCAAAGACCAAGCAGTACAGGCCGCGGCCGTACAACAAGCCGCCAAGGCATTTGACAATGCTGTACAAAGTGCAACTGCCACAAGTAATGCCGCAGTTGCTATGAATCAAGATATGAGTGCTAATAGTGCCACAGCAGCCGCACAGTTTTCCAGTCAGTCAACACAGGCCAGTGTTCAATCCTTAGTACAAGCAAGTCAAAGTCCTCAACAACAGCAGTCCGGCTCACAACAGCAACAATCTGGTAGATATGTACAACAGACTCAACAAACACAGCAAGAAGTACAACAGGTACAGAATCAATCGTCTGTAAATTTTGTTCAAGCACCTGCTCCCCTACAAAAAGAAATACAACAGGTACAACCAACTGTTAATAGTACGCAACCTATTCAAACTAACTCATTGACATATTCTGCAACGGTACAGCAACAAGACACACAATCAACCGCAGTCACTATGTTAAAGCCTACTCCTCCGGCGCCTGTGGAGACACAACAGCAGGCCAGCAGTGGTACAGGGTTGACTATTGGTCGTAATCCATTTATCTATAATCCTTTAGGTTCAATTAATTTGTCTAGTATGACACCAGCACCTACACAATCTGCACCGGTATATCAACCACGATTACAAGAACGTGCCATGGACGTCGAAACACCGCAGGTACAGGTGGCTAGTTTTGGAGGTATAGGTAAACCTGGTAATCCTTTATCAGAAATGATGATGCAACAGAAGTTTGAAATGATGCAGGAAAACATACAATCTCAGACTAGCGCAGTCAATAGAAATGTATTGCCAAATGAACTAGCAGGTAGCGTTGATATTGCTTCAATAGCCAGCGTACCTACTGGATTTAATGCTTATTCATTTATATTAAAAGATGCATCATTCTATGAGCCAAAAGAAGTTTATAAGAATCAACGTACAGTTGACAATGAGCGAGTGTTGCGAGGGTTAACTAGGGGTAGCGACAGACTACATCAAGAAATGGTTGATCAGCAGTTTAAGTTAGGAAATTAATATGGATTATATTGCTTATTTTATGTTAGGCGTTGGATTTGGTATTCCATTTTACTATATATTTTATTACGATAACTCAATGGATCAACTAGCTCGCATGAAGCATGATCTATCAGTAAAGAAAGAATGGATCAGAATGTTAGCTGATCAAAAAACAAACAATTCAAAATGGCCACAGGGCTGGAATTAATATTAGGAGACTAAAATGACAGAAGAAATTAAAGACGTAAACGCCAAAGTTGATGAACTAGAGGCAGCCGCAAAGAAGTATGCCAGCAAGGATACTGTTATCAGTATTGGTGGCTATGAATTTACCCCTGCTAAACTAATGGTAGCATTTACTATTGTAAGTTCAGTACTGGGCGGACTATATGGAACCTTTGAAGTTTACAAAGACTATGTGGGCATGAAGAAAAAGATTGCCGAATACGCGGCACCTGATTTGAGTGGATTTGACAAGCGACTAGCAGTTATCGAAGAAAATAGTCAAAAAGGTGCAGACTATACCCGCGATATTAAAACAGACTTAAAGAATGATATTCGCCGTAATGAGACTGTCACTGAACAAGTTGAACGTAGTGTAAAAACTGCACAGCGTGAAACTGAAAGTGAAATGCGTGACATGCGTAAGGCGGTGCGTGAAGATCTAGAGCGAGCAAGAAACGAAGCCAATGCAATTCGCAGAGACATGGAAGCAACACGCAAAGAAATTAATTCAGAATTCACTGCGGCTCGCAGAGAAATCAATAGAGAAGTTGAGACACTAAAGCGAGAAGTTGACAGCAAAATACAAAAAGCTATTGATAATCCATTGGCCAACAAATAATTATGTGGGAACATCATCTACAATCAATGTATCAACAATGGCAACAAAGCAACAACGATTATCTATATCGTTATATGGACTTTGCAGAACTTGCCGCCAAAGAAAATAACATGACAGTAGATGCTGTAATGCGGGAATTACAAAAATACTATTGGTTTAAACGACCCGAAGAGTAATTATCTTACCTTAGCAAGTTTAACAAACTCAAAGATTTTAAACCACATCCAGCCGATGTCAAACTCAAACCACCTACGACTTAGTTTAGGGTTGGCTGGATCTAAGTGGTGATTGTTGTGCAGTTCTTCGCCTCCAATTAAGATACCCCATGGACTTACATTGCGACTATGGTCTTTGGTTTCGCCATTGCGATATCCCCACCAGTGTCCAATGCCGTTGATGAATCCAGCGGCCCAGAATGGTATCCAAATCATCTGAACACCCCACACTATAAAACCCCACCAACCAAACAATAGTAAGTCTATGGCCAACATTACAAGAATGCCCAGTCGATGATGAGGTGTATAAAGTTTACGTTCAATCCAGTCTTTGGGAGTACCCATTCCGTATTTCATAATCATAGTCGCATCACTGCCCGCTTGATTATAATATTTGACACCGCCAAACACCAAATTCCAAATACCAAATACGTGCGGGCTATGTGGGTCGCCTTCAACATCGGTATTTTGATGATGTTTACGATGCACTGCTACCCATTGCTTGGTAGTCATTCCGGTAGTTAACCATAACCACAACCGCATAAAGTGGCTTAAAATCGGGTGGAATTCTATTCCTCTATGTGCTTGGTTTCTGTGTAGGTACAGTGTGACGCAGACTATGGTAATGTGCGTCATTATTAAGATGTATAAAATTTCTGTCATAATACTACTTAGCTCTATTTGAGCCTGAAAAATTAACACTAATGATAATTAAGAGTACACATCCCCAGGAGTTAAAACTTGCTACACCGCATAACAAATATCGACGACGAGCTTTGTCGTGTCGTTGCGGATGATCCAGTACGGCCTGAAATTCCCCTGGAGTTCCGTGTTAGCAATTCCGCTGAGATATTTGTATTATTAGACAGTGAAGCTAGACCCATTGCGGCAGTCTGTGCGGCTTATCGTGAAAGTATACCTGAGGACGTCTATGCCTTGTTCCGTGAGCCTGCTGTAGTTCCTAATGTTGCCGTGTTTTATACTATTTGGAGTTATCAGACTGGAGCTGGCCGAGATTTAATTATTGCCGCATGTGCTTGGATCAAGGACAATCGCAAAAACATTAATACCTATGTCACACTAAGTCCACCCACTGAAATGGCTAGACGTTTTCATTTGAAAAATGGTGCTGATGTATTCCGTGTTAACTCGGACACAGTTAACTATCTTTATCCTTGATTTAAACTAAGATCTTGACTATGAAGTTGATCTATTAAGGTCTGTATTCCCTTGATAGTTTCATCATTGCGTAGACTCTTGTAAACTAGATTTGGTATACTAAATTCGCCATGTTCGGTCTTTAAACCTAATTTCCGATAGTGACGTAGCATTTTTAGGGCGGTACGGCAAGCACTAAGATCGCCAGTCTTTGTGGCCGTTTTGATAACCTTATGCCATATATCTACCCATTTTTCTACTTGTTCTCGATCGTAGTCCGGAACATCGGCATTGGGTTGACGAACCCACGCATCTTTGAGTAAACTGTATGCGCCTGCACTGACGGCAGGGTGTCGGCTATTTTCTACATAAACTTCTACAGGAATCCCGCGGACATCGACGTGATATTCGCGTTTATACAATAATCGTTTGCTGTCGAATAACTCTGCGGCCTCACGATCACAGCTCACTGAATCAAAGTCAGCGATTAGGTGTAGATCTATGTCCGAATGATCAGTATAGGTAAAGTTAGCATTACCGCCGGTGATTTGTATGTCTACAACTTTAAACGGCACCTCGATAAACTCTTTAAAGTCGCGGGCAATGCGTACTAGAGCTAGACTAACTTCAGGGCGCAGTTGGTGGTTGTCCCACAGTTTAGGATTAAGTCGATTGTGTTGTTCGACGGGTTGAGCAAATTCCAAAAAGTTCATATTAAATATTTATCGTATTAAATAGCTTATATGAGACAAAAGAAATACCAAGGGCAACTGCTGGTAGCAAACCCTAAAAACCCCAGAGATAGCTTATATGGCGGAGTTATACTATTATTAAGTCACACTGATCAAATGTCTGTAGGTGTGCAGATCAATCATCGCATGAAAGAGATAGATCTATCAGATGTTGCCCATGGCGTAGGCATGTGGTACGAAGGGGCCGATCCTATGTATCACGGGGGGAATGTAGCCACCGGTAAAGTACATGTGGTACACAGCTTAGATTGGCAGGGTATGAGTACAATTAAGATCAACAAAGAAATTGGTGTGACTAACGATATTTCCATACTCAGTGCTATCAGCAACGGTGAAGGACCTGGCTATTTTAGAGCCTGCGCAGGTATTTGGATGTGGGAAGGCGGCATACTAGAGAAACAACTATCCGTCAAGAAACCCAAAGATATTATGCATCGTTGGGAAATTGCTCCGTCGACAATAGAAAACGTATTCGACGAAGAGGAAGATACCCAATGGTATTCGGTACTGGAACACAGTGCCCGAATACAGGTCAACAATTGGTTTTAATCTTTTTCAGGATTTAGGTTAGCAATAGTAGACATCATATTGCGAATCATTGGCCCAGAGCCTGCTTTAGTCTTTGTCTTGGATAAATCAAACCCTTCTTTAGGATTAGCTCTTTCCCAGGTAGTGCTAGTTGTTGCTGTCTCTTCTGTGCTAGTCACACTGCTGGTCCTTTTTAACCCTTGGTAAATTGAACCACCTCCGTTCTGACTGCGCTGTTGACCCAAACTGCTTTCTTGTTCTTCCTCACCTAGATCTGTAATACGCAGAGTATCTACATTAAATTCTAGATCAACTTTTTGTCCAACACCACTACTTGAACGTGTCTTCATAAACTGGATTTGATAACGACCACGTTCCTTCATAGCACGGCTAGTAAAGATACCAATGACATTATCTGCTGTCATAATCTTTGATAATCCGCCCGAAATATGGCTGTGATCAAACTCAATTTCTTCGACTGCTGAACGGTTTAATTGTGACGCTGTCACAGTTATACATTGTGTTTCCATAGCCAAATTTCTAATCTCTTCTGATACATATTTGTCTTTAACAAACAAATCGCTGGGCGATACCTTCACTGACAAAGGCATCATTAAATCGAGGTAATCTATTAAAATAACGTCTGGTTTTACGCCTTTTTTGACCTGATATTCCTTTAAATAGGCTCGAATATCGTTGCAATTTTTTCCTGAGGGCATATACTTAACTTGTAGGTTTCCTGCCTTCTTGCCCAACATTTTGACTTTTAATTCTACTTCATCAATGTTTCTAAAAATTTCACGAGTTGTAATTCCTGTCATCATAGAATCTAAACGCATACTAACCAAACCCTCTGAAAGTTCAAAAGTTAGATACAATACATTAAGTCCTTGCTGTGCCCAGTTTACGCCCATGTTGGCTAAGAACAATGACTTACCGCCACCCGAACCTGCACAAAAGATATTCAACTCACCGCGATTAAATCCGCCATAAAGTTTCTTATCAATACTAGGCCATCCTGTACTAATCTGACCATTGCCATCTTTGAGTGCGGTTAGTCGAGCTCTAGGATCTTCAAAGTAATCTGTACCCATATCTTTGTTTAAACTGATCTGGATAGCATCCTTGATCAGCTTTTCAACTGGACCGTAGTCTCCCTTTTCTAACAAGTCAGCACTAGATAAAATAGCACGCTCAAGTCCTTTGTGTCTACTAAAATTTTCAAACTCATTCATGAGCCAATCGTAGTTCTCTTTAGGCAGGGGTGCCGGGTTAAAGTCAGTGCGACAGGAAGCATTGACAATCTGTCCCTCGGGCATGACCTTATATTCGTCTACATAATTGGTTATAAACTCTGCGGCTGTTTGTAATCTTTGATCAAAGTTTTCATGATCAAAAATGTTTTGACATCGAATAAATGTCTCAGCATCTGACAAAAACATTTCTATGTATAGTTTTTGAACTTCGTAGTCGTAATTTGGTTTATTCATGTGGCATCTTTTCTAGTTTTTTCTTAAGTAGTTGTATTTTTATCTCGTTTGTTTCTTGATAGTGCAGGATTGTGAATAAGGTATACAATCGACCATATTGCCTGACTGCATCTGCTACATCTTTAATGTTGTCACCCCAAGGTGGCATGCTAACAGCCCATTTGTTTGCCAGTGCTGATTTAATCATCTTGCTTCCTGGATTGTCTCTATCTGGGACCATAATAACATCTTTGCCGAGGGCGTTGATCCTTGCAATTTGAGTATCGTTGGCTTCATTGGTCATGATAGCAACCCCGTCTATGGCAATGGCATCAAACTGCCCTTCTACCACAATAACATATTTTCTATTCCAGTCTTGCTGTCTATCAATATTGAATACGTATCCGCTTTGACTATCCGTTAGGTACTTAGGGTTGCCTGATGTTATCTTACGACCAGTATAACCTACGATTTTTCTATCTTGATAGAATGGAATAATGACACGATCTGCATAGCCCGCAGTGGGTGCCCACATCCAATTATACCAATCAAGTTCCATGCCCCTACTGAGTACATATTCGACAACTTCTACAAATTTTTGTTCTTCATCTGCGGTTAGTTCAGCATCAAGCCAATCCATTAACGGCAGACTGCCCTCTGGCAATTCTTTTTCTTCTAGTGTAAAGTTTAAGGCTTTCTTTACATCTACCCGCCCGTCTTGCAATCGTAGCGCAACTAGCCCAAGTTTTCCTACATCGCTTTCTGACATGCCCACCCAACGAAATAACTGTTTGGTATTGACACTTAATAATTTACCGGGAGTCCATCCAGCTTTGAATCCACAATTAAAGCAATGATAGGTAAACCCGTCTCCGGTGGTCATAATGCCGCCACGCTTGCGATCATCGCGTTTCTCACCCTTATGGTGGCAACAGACAGCATTAAAACTAGTCCAACCTGATGGAGTATTTTTTCTATTAGCAGGTAAGAGGGCTAGTATTGCTGTCTGTATTTCGTTCATCTACTAAGTTTAACTTCTGTAGAGGAATTTGTCAACTGAACCGAAGAAATTAGGATTGTCGTTTTGTGATTCGCCAGGTGCTACATTTGGAACATGCATGACCTGTACATAAGAGTAAACGCCATTAAAATTAACATAGTCAATGCCGGTAAAACCGTTGTATGTTCTAGTTTCTAATGTGGCAAACTTGTCTAGATAGTCTGGAGTATTGTTTAGGGTAGCTTGGAAACTTATTGTTCCACGATAGTTGGTTAGGTAGACTGCCACAGTATGCAACGCTGTATTGCCGTTAAACTCTGGATGTGCCTGAACAGCACGGCTCTTATGCTCCCACAACTGTGTTTGGGCATTGTAGCTTTTCTGGAACACACTAACTTCTTGACTAGGTTGTAGTACAGGAACAGTGTCATTGTTTAGATACAATGTTCCGGCCATACCGTAATAGGTGTTAGAGTAAACAGGCAAGTAAGATCCATCACTATCTAATATTTTTATAGTGTATTGATAACTGCTACGATCCAAATCAGCAGTATCGCTCTCACTTAATGTTAATAAGGCCAACCCACGTGTACTGGTAGTTTCTTCTAATACTTCTAGATTTTTTTCAATAAGCAATCGTTGGTTAATTGCATCGAACATAGAAAAAACAAATGTCTGTGTGTTTGATATGTGTATACGTTTTTGGTCGCTGTTTTTAAACTGCACCCTAACTTTATTTTTAATACCTTTTTGAATTTTTAGATCGCGCTGATACATGACTTGATTAACTCCCCTTAGAGTAGAATCCAAATCTAATATTACGTCAAGATTATTTTGGTATAAATAGATTGGTAAACTTTGCATACCTATATTTATCGATAATGTCAATCCCTAATACCTTTCAAGATAACCATCCCTTTGTGTCCTGTGTAAAATCAAATGACGTAGAGTATGTGGGAATTATTATAAATTTTGACAATTATATTGCCAGCATCTATGATATAGCAACAATTAAAAGTGATGACGAAAAACGTATTCTTTTAGAAATGGGAGAAGTTTGGTGGTGGGAAAGTAATCGTAAGATCCCTATCAACATCTTTCTAAAAAAAGAAATGTCAGTTTTTAAATACTCAATTAAAACTTTTAATGCTAAAGATGTTGAGCTGGTTTTTGGACCAGTGGTAAATTTAAGTGAAATAGCAGAAAAACGTATCAAACGCAAATCGATACAGTTAGTTAGAAATCCTAGGAATATTCATAACTAATCTGCTCGCAGAGTAAATTCATCTGCACTACAACTACATGCGCATAGGCTACCGCATGAGCTTTCTTAAAAAAATATTCATCTGATGTGGGCTTAACCCAAACATCTGACATAACCTCTGTCCAGTTTTTGCCAATTAAATGTCGTTTTGCTGGACGTATCATAGCTAGAACCGCGGCAAGTTCTAATATACTTTTAGGTTTCATTTGACGTAAAATGCTGCCGTGGCCATTAACATGAAACAACAGGCCAGTAAATTCATCCTGTTCTAATAAATCCCAAAGTGGCTCTGTAGTTATTAACTGATTAAGATGGGCTTCGTCTCTAACACCTTGATAAGCAGACACATTTAAAAAATCAATCTTAAAGTATCCTCTATCTTCTGCTTGTTTATATTCAATGCTAGCCTGTCCAGTTAGAGGGTTAATTGGAATATTTTGAAAATATACGCCTGTGTTATGACGCTTGCCTCCAGCCATAGTTGCAGGCACATTCTTAATTATATCGAGTGCTTTTGTTCTATCCAAAAAATCTAAATCAATATCCGGCAATTCTAATCTCGTCGTAGGTTGGTGCGTAATTACCGCGGTGCTGTACTGTAAGACTTGCCGCAATGTTAGCAAACATTATAGCTTTTTCTATATCTTTTGTCAATAGATATTGGTAAGTCAATGAAGATAGGAAAGTATCTCCGGCCCCACACACATCCGAAACTTCAATTGTCGGTGCTGGGTAGATTTGATTTTTATATCTCGCTCCGTGTTTGCCCAATGTGACAATTAGATCATCTGGTAAAGATGTTGCTAGACTATTTTCCAAACTATTAATCTTAACATAAGCACCTTGGAATCTTCGAAGATCAGTTTTCTTTGTGTCGATAAACACCGGCCCTTGGAAGTTGCGTATAACTTGCTCAATATGTTGATATGTCAAGAAACCTTTATTGTAATCTGAAATAACCACAGCATCGTAGGTTTCCCAAGGTTGGCTTCCTATGTCGCCGTCCCACGGTTCAATTACAGGTTCGTCGTCTACTCTTAATAAATGTTGCCCTGATCGAGAATCAATATATCGAGTCTTAACAATATTTTCTCTATTAGTTATAAACGCTATCCAACAATTTAAATTAGTTAAGTTGTCGTATACATTGGCTGCCATGCCTGATAAATCATAGCTGTCTACAACTTTTATTACAGGCACCGGTGCCTCAGGGCTTAGTCTATCTACTGTACCAATATTATATCTATCGGTGCAACTATCACCGATTAATAATACTTTCAATGATTCGTGTGCTAGAGTATTCTTCGATTCTGTCATAATAAATTACTTCTTTGCAATACTGATGTGCTGTAGATTTTGTGTCGTGTTTCCAATCGCTGCCTTTAACGTAGATATCTGGTTGATATCGTTCCATTAGTCTAATTAGTTCTTCTTTACTATCAAATAACTCCACAATGTCCACTGCTTTAAGATTAGACAGCATAATTCTGCGATCGTTTTGATTATTAATAGGACGTTGTTCACCTTTAAGTTCTCGAACACGGCGATCGGTGTCAATAGCTACAATAAGGTGATCGCCGTAGCTACGTGCGGTGTTTAATAATGCAACATGTCCTGGGTGCAAGATATCAAACGTGCCATTAACCATTACTGTTTTCATTTAATACTCTATTTAGGTTAGTTAAATCGGCGCAGGTATATTTTTGATATTGATTTTTTATATCATCTGGCATGGGGATATACTCTACTCTAGCATTATATTTGTTAGCGATTGCTCGTGCAACGGATTCAAAAGATGTAGTATATCCAGTGCCCACATTCCATATACCCGATTCTTTTATATTTAAAAATTTCTTATGTATATCAATTAATGTTTCTACAGGAACAAAATCTCTTTGGTAATTCTCTGATTTTTCAAATAGTTTAATTATGCCTGTTGTCTTTGCCTGTTGAGTAAATTTATGATGAGGGCTAGATTGATCTTTATGGTCTTCGTGGGGACCATATACATTAAAATATCTAAAACCTTGTGTAATTATTTTATTAAATTTTTGAGACTTGACATGTCTGTCAAACAAATACTTACTCCAGGCATACGGACTTTGCGGGCTAGGCGGAGAATCTTCTAAAAAAGAAGATACCATTCCGTATACACTTGCCGAACTAGCGTATTGCAAATTTACTCCGTAGCACTGACACAACGATAGTATTGAGCAACTAAAATCATAATTTTGACGCATCACTTTTTCTACGTTTTTTTCATTGGTACTACTAATGGCACCAAGATGAATACACCAATCTAATCCTTCAAAACTAGGAAGTTCGTCGCCCCACTCGAAGTAAGATAGCTCGTGGTCGTCTTTAAGAGCATCAACCATATTCTGACCGATAAATCCTTTATAGCCAGTTATTAGTATTTTCATTTTTGACTGTCGCCTCTGCCCACACGATAGTTGTCTTCTACAGAGTCAGGAGTACTAACTTCGATGATAGTGCCTTCTTCTAGACAGATAACTTGATGAGGTTGAAGTGGGCGATTGCGCCATACCTCACCGGCTTTAAGCTCTACTTCATGTAAACTAGCATCTTTAGTTTCAATAAATTTGATAAGGAATCTTCCATCTAGTATGTACCAAGACTCGTCCTTCTCAGCATGGAAGTGCATACTGAACCTAGCATCTTTATTAAACTTTAAAAGTTTACCGCAATACTTGTCATTAGTGGCCCAAATTAATTCGTGTCCCCAACCTTTTTCTACAAATCCGTTTAATTGTGTCATTCTGATAATTCCGTAAATTTTGATAGAAAACTTTCAACATAGCAACTATATTCTCTGTTTTCATCTCCCGGAGCATTATTTTTAATATAATGTACCCAAGTATGCCCTTCTATTTCAACAGTATGAAGTACTCGAAAAGTCATACCACCGCCACCGCTCCACTTGCTACCTTCTTTTACTATTTTCATTCTGTCCACCATATTTCCCAAGGGAAGTCAATCCACACATCTTCCTCTGCTTTGTTTACTTCTAATCCTACATAGTCTATGTTTACTTTACATTTACTAGCAAGATTATTTACTACTGTGGCAAACCGAACATTGGCATTCCAGACAAAATCCCAACGCTCGTCGTCGGGAAGGCACATGCTTTGCCAGTCTTCTATGATCCAATTAATAGTAGCACCACTATCGTTAATATCGTCTACGATAAGGATTTTCTTTTTACCATCGCCGGACGCCATTGGATCATAGTCTATATGTCCAAAAGCATCTTCGGCCATCCAACAATTACTTTCTGTTTCTCCATCATTTCGCAAACTGACTTTTAGTCCCCACATAGGAATATCAAAGTATTGGCTAATCATAACTGCAGGGGTCATACCCCCACGTACTAGTCCTACAATATAGTCAGGGCGCCATCCGCTGTTGGTTATATCTCTACAGATTTTAGCAACATATCCTCGAACATCGGTGTTTGATAATTTTAAATGTTTCATTCTATTCCTGCCTCGTGGCATATTTCTTTGACAAGTATAACATCTGCAGGTACTTCTTTAAATCTTCTTACCCAATAGGGTAAATCAAATGCAGGTGAAATTAAATCTAATTGTTCGTCGTTCATTTTATTGATCATATCTTGGCCTGATCGACAATTTAATACAACCCAAGGACTGATGTAGCCGTTCCTAATATCAGACACTGCTTTATTAAGACTAACATAGTTAAAGTAATGTGCAAAATTTGCTGTGTGCTCATCACCCCATTCCATCATAGTTTTCAGACTTCGTTGTGTTGCGCTTTCTACAGGCTCAACTTTGATCATGTCATATAGGTATGTTTCGTACAATTCATCTCTACACCAATAGTCTAATTTAACACCGCTCTTAATAACGTAGTCAATAAATTTGTCAGGGTATAGTGGATTGACGTTATTAATAAAACTACCAAATTTTACAAATGCGTTATAGTATGCAGTATCACAAAATTCTGCATAAGTTTTAGATTTTTTATGACCTTGGGCCAAAGTCCAAAATCTATTAAAGGCCACAAATCCTGCCTGTACACGTTTTTCTTTTTCTTGCAATGCTCGACGCTTCCGTTCGCACACGTGAGCATACAGAGTCTTTTCTTTCATAAAACTCTTGCTACAATGTACACAGGTAAACGGTTGGTCGGCTAATTTCATTCGTAGTCTTTTCTTTGCTTTTTGTCAAAGCCCATCTTATCAAACAATTCTATTTTGTCTTCTTTAGACATCATCTTGGCTAACATTTTAATTTCTGCCATCTTCATTGCGGGATAAATTTCTGCCAATAATTTTTCAATCTTATTGGCTTTTTCTTTTTTACCTGCGGCAAGATAAGGATGATAACAATTAACACCAGTGCCTGTGGCTGAAAACAATTTCCAAAGTAGCGCCTTGTGATTTTTACTGAGAGTCCAGTGATGTTTGTTTACATATTCATTGGTTGTCTCTAGATACCATTCTTGGATATCTCGGTCAGGTAGTTGAACACTAGCAGTATATCGCATTAGGATATAAGGGCTAAATGCTTTACGTTCATCATCGGTTAGACTAGAATAAAAGTCGTAGTTCTTTTGATCTACTGCTCTGAGTTCACGCTGAATATCAAGTTTTGCGGTTGCCATATCTTTTCTCGTAATCACCAGTAAGTTTGTATATTAGTATACACTGTTCTAGGGCTTTTTGCAAGGCAGGATTATCCTTAGCGGCACGATGAATATTTCCCCAAAGTTTACTTTCCATCATATGCTCGTGTAATGGCCGGCCGTCAGGGGTACGTTTATCGTAATCAATTTTATGACCATTAACTGGATCGTATTCATATCCAATCTCAAACCTAGTGCTGGGGTCAGCACCTTGTTCGCGAGCATACACTGTGCCCTCTACACGTTCGTACACGTAAGTTGATCCTGGGGTAAGTCCGCCCATATTACCAACATTTAGTATAATCTACAATCTCACTTTGTCGACTAACTTCTTTAACAAAGTACGCACAAGTAGGTTTTGGCCCGGCATGCAAAGGAGTACATAACAAATGTCCTGTACGCATTTTTGGAAAATACCATTTAACATCTTGATACACATCTATGATATCAATGTCTAAGAATTCTGGTCTAAAACTACTTAATGGATTGAAACAGTAAGTTCTAAAACCTCGATCATTTAAACTGGTCAATGGTAATACTTCCATATTAGGACCTTCCGGATCCCCCACAATAGTACACCAATCCAGCGGCATAGCTAATTCATGTTCTCCAATCTTTAGCACCACTGCCGGGCCAGTAAAACTTTCTAAAAAGATTAATGGAATATAAAAGTAATCGGGATTTTGATTGTCACTGTTATCTAATACAGCGAATCGTAGATCGTCGTCTATTTCTTCTGGTAGATCGTTGAGAAAGAATGTTTGGTTTTCTAATGTTAATATTTGCATTGTGTTATTGTACACTCTTTTTTATTCTAGATATAGCTTTTTGATAGCCATAATTGAAACTATGATTCCACGGCAGGAATTTTTCTGTTAGTATATCCTGAGTCATTGTTTTTACTTCTAACTCAAATTTTTCCTCAGTGATAGGAATCATTTGCATTAAACTATCACCTGCCTTAATTAATACTGTATATGGTTCTGATTTTAATTTAAACAACATGTTAACATTAGCCTCGTGTGCTACCCTAAATTCGAGTACTCCTGGGACAATGGTAAATTCTGCAGGATCTGAATTGCACCAAGTAGGAGATAGAAATAACCATTTAACAGGTTTATTACAATATAGCATCCAGGGATTTAAAAGTTTTACATTTACATACCCAGGCCAAGCACCGGGTGCATCAAAGTTTAAATTGTGTGAAGAAACTGGATTGTTTGATGAAGGAGACCGTACATTAGTTCTTCCGTCTGGATAGATTACAATTTCATGATCTGACCATGCCGGTATCATAACTCCTAAGCGAAATAGATCTCCGACCCCGGGGCAATGTCTTACATTCTTTTGTTTGTCATCAAATTTTAGTAAGTTATGATACCATGATGGTAGTGCATTTTTAGTATGAACTATAGGAAATAAATCAACAAGTTGACCGAGGGGTGCATAGGCTTCTAATTTAAGTGGTGATTTCTTTTTAAAAAACATTATTGATATTTGACCTTTTCAATTGTGAACGGATATTTTGCTTCTTTGTAAAATCTCTTTCTTTCAGTAAGGTGCCTCTTGGCATATTTTGTGCTTGCGGTGATGTCCCAAATTTGTACAAAGTCCTTGTCTTCCGCTTTTCTAACACCTCGCCCAATTGATTGTATAACGCGGACAAAGCTCTTTCCGGGCTCCACAAGAACCAGATTAAAAATCCTAGGGATATTAATACCCACAGCGGCCACACCGTAAGTCGCCACAATAACCTTATTATCACTTGTTTTAATTTCGTCATATTCTTCTTTTCTGTCTTTGGTTTTAACCGACCCTGAAATAAAAACGCAGTCAGTTAATGCATCTGATATCATTTTCCCACATTCAATTCTATCTACTAATACTAATGTATTTCCACTTTGAGAAATTGTGGAAATTAACTCAGTCACATACGAAACTCGAGTAGCATCTGTGACTAGATACTTTAATTCTTCAGCATAGCCACTAAACTCTTTCCACTCTGCTGTTTGCACAACATTAACATGACAATTTGATAGTACTCCCTTTTGTTGAAGATCGTGAGCACTAACCCTGCCGACAATTTCTCCCAAGGAAACTCGAATATTTTGAAAATTTATGTCTTCTTTTGGTACTGTTCCAGTGAGTCCCCATCTGATTGGTGTGTTTTTCAAATTCTGTGTTAACAAGTTTTTCAAGACATCGGCCTTGGCCATATGTACCTCATCGACAATGACTGTTGATACTCCATCCAGGAATTCAGCCAGAGTCAAAATGTCGGTATTTTCACCAAAATTCTTGGATTTTTTGTCTAAAATATTCAGACTCTGCCAAGTGCAGATGGTGTGTGTTTTATTAAGGTCTTTTCGGTCGCCGTAGTACACACCTACATCTAATCCTACATTAACAAAGTCTTCTTCGGTTTGCTCGACCAACGATTTGTTCGGCACTATGGTTATGGTTCGACCGTATTTTTCACAAATTTTACTCAAAGTTGCAGTCATAATGGTCTTACCAGCACCAGTGGCTACCTCTTGCAGACTTTGTGGGTTCTTTAAAAAATTATTGACCACTTCCACCTGATCGTCACGCAGTCGAATTGGATGGCCTTCAAATCGATGACCTTTGGGCCAGCATTGGTCACCCCAAAAATCCTCAGAAATTTGGGAAAATTCCAGGGGTTCTGAAAGTCGAAGGTCTTCTACTTCAATATAGTAGTTTCTTGCTTCCAATTCGGCCAGTACAGGTTCCAACATGTTCACATAGGTAGTTCCGCCGAGTCCAAAGAAACTAACAGCACCATCCCATCTACCTAATTTATAGCTGGGTCTAAAGCGAGCAGTAGGGTCTTCATACTTAAATTTCTTAACCAAGGCCTTACGTGTGTCGAGATCAAGATTTTCTATCTTAACATTCACTTCGTCTCGGATGATCACTTTACAGGTTGGCATAATTTAAATCTTTAGAAGGGTTCTTATCACAGTAGTATATAACATTTTGACAGCTTTTTATATACTCTCTAAGAGTGTAATGCACATTTAAATATCCCAAATTAATAACCAACTCAAAGTGTATCTTTGATTTAAAAATTGGTTTTGGTACCTTTGTACAGATAAACACAAATTTAGTATTTTCAGAAATGGGATTATTTAATTTTTTCGCTTTTACAAAATTATTAAATTCGCTGGGATTGATAGAAGGAAGTCTAAACATAATACTAATATCACTACTGTCATACCCTTGACTCATTAAAAATTCATAAACTAATGACACAGACTCTAATTCTCTAGAAGCTGGAATAACAAACAGACAGGGTGTCAAATAATTAATAATAGTTTTTAACTCACTGAATGCATGTTGCTTACTGTCTACAAATAATGTATCTTCTGATGTTAAAAAAGATTTTGTTATTGTATCTAAATTATTAACCTGTAAAAAACTTTCAATATTTGTATCATAAGTTGTTATTCCGCATTTACGTGCCTCGAACAATGATCCTAGTATGTCTTGTGATTGCAACACTGGTACTTCTTTTGCAACATTCTTATATACAGGCATTTTGTTTTCTATAACCAACATAGGTGCATACTGCTCGATGTTGTCTACTACGTTTTTTATTTGCTCTGCATAGTTTTTAAATTCGTCGTCTATTTCTACTTCAACATTATCAAATAATTGGACAATAAATTTAATAGAACTTTCGCTTAAATCAAACATCCAAGACTTTTCGTCTTTGTCCCAAGATGCAATAAACGGGTTGTCTTTGCGGCTGGCTCTTATAGAATCTATATAGCTCGGATTGTAGGGAAATTCAACTTTTATTGCCTTACCCCATATCATATAGGGTACTATTGAGATTTTATTGATCGATATGATCTTTCGAAATGGAAATCTAAACACAGGATTATCAATGGCGGATTCTACATTCGCCATAACGCTCACTGTGAGTTTTTTCTGATTTCGTTTTAGAATTTTTAAGGCTAACCCTGCTTGTTTTTCTGTTAAACTTTGTCCTTGTGAGATTTGCCCAACCATACTAGTCATAAATGAATTATCAAACGCAGAAATATCATTGATGTTAGCACATACAATGATTAAATCTTCAACATATAAGGTCATAAACTGATATCTTCTAAGCCGGCTGCTCGTAGTTTAATAATATTGCTCAATTGCCATTGCTTGATATCAAGAGCCTTAATTATACCCAGCCATTGATTTCTCAGCATGGCAAATTCGTTGATAATTTTTTCCATGTCAACTACATCAGCTTCACCTTCGACGTATTTTTCACAATCTCGACTGCTCAACGCTCGTTGATAGTTTTCTAGATATTTTCTAAACGCCTTTGATTTGATTCGACGCAATTCAATGTTGAGATATTCTAATATTGCTTCAATTTCTTGAAGTTGATTAAATCGTTGCTCAACTATGCCAGGCAAGGCCGCGGATGCCTTTTCGACATTACCGTGGACCTTGACTTCTAATTTGGCATCGTCTAACTCATTATAAAAATGATCTAAACTATTCGGTAGATATGCTATATCTTTTGAGACTTTAGCGTACCAGGACATTCTCAGTCCTCATCTTCGTCGTAGTCGTAGTCGTCTTCATCAATTTCGTCATCTTCTTGATTCTCTCCTATGACTAGCTCAATTGCTTGATCTAAACTAGAGTCAAATCCTGTTAAACCTTCTAGTACAGATAACTCAACATCTTTACCTAATAGAAAATCAACATAATGACTTGCCGCGATATCGCGATTCTTTTCAGAAATATATTCTTTAAAGATATCCCATGTTTCAATGATTAAACTTTCGTCCATTATTCTTCCTCCGCCATTTCCTCTACGGTCGCAATTGTTTGTACAGCAGTTGAATCCCATTGACGCATGATCAATTGTAATTTTTCTTCTGTCCAATTCTTACGAAACTCGGCAACAATTTCACCTGATTCTTTGTCTGTATAAGCAAGTTTGTTGCCTACTTTAGATAATACATTCATCTTCTCAAACATGTCAACCAAGCCAGAGGTCGGCGACATACCGGTTGAATACGGAATCTTAACTTGGACTGATTCGAAAGGTTTAGCATACCGAGTTTTCATGATCTTGCATGCACTACGAATACCTAACACATCAGTGACCTTATTGCCATCCTCATCCTCTTTGAGTTTGAGTTTTTTCATGGCAACAACGATTGAACTTGCATAGACAAAGCCTTGTCCACCTGAAATCTTGTCATCTGGATCAAACATGTCTTGGCTTGCGTATGTGTGATTAGTACATACCATACCGACGTTATAACTACCAAACATATTGACACAGTTGCGAACAAGTGATGTTAGTGCTTTAGGCTTACGCCCCATATCGCCCTTCATTTCACCTGCTTCAAACTGATTAACGTCAGTCGGAGTTAACAACATGCCCAATGAGTCAATAACAAATAACACTTTTGGACGTTCTTCTAATGGCATTGTCTTGTACTCTTTCATAAACTCTGAAATAGTTTTTGCCACGTCATCGATCATAGCCATGTTAAGTTTCAAAAGTTTTTCTTCTGAAACATCAACGCCGAGATCTTCTAGCCATTTCTTGTCCAATGCATTTTCACTGTCAACTAAGACAACAAAGATACCTTGTTCTTGTGCTGATTTAATAATGTTGCCAGAACAAATATATGATTTGCCTGCACCTGATTCTCCAGCAAACACTGTCACCTTACCAAGGGGAACTCCCTTAAAGAAGTCCCCACTGATAAGATAATTTAGAGCATAGTTGCCGGTTGAGATCCAGTCTGTCGGGTCATTAAACCCAATTCCTAGTCCATCAATACTTTTAGTGATAGATTTACGGAACTTCGAAATATCGAAGGATTTTCCCATGCTCTAACTCCTTAAGACTTTTGACGATTGCGAATCATTGCAATGATATCTGCGGCACGACCCCCAGCATCACTACCTGCTGATTCAGTAGCAACTTCTGCTTTTGGAGCAGGTGCTGAGAACGACTTCTCTGCCATTGCAACATCTTCGTCATCGATTTCAACAACAGCAGGAGCTGCCTTAGCGGCTGGAGTAGTTGTTGAACCAGTTGCTTGACCGCTACCGCCCATGCCGGCTGGTTTGAAATATTGACCCCAACGATCCATATCAAATGCTTCGCCATCGACTGACGCTTCAAACATTTCTTTGATAACTTTGAGTTCAACTTCACCTGGCTTCTTAGGTAAAAAGCTCTTTAGGTCATGAAGACCATATTGTGCAATAGCCGCATTTTCTGCTTCGCTTAGAGCACGTTCACGACGAGCCCAAGTACTAGTAGAGTAGTCAGCATACCCACCTTTGCTAGTTTTAGCAATTTTGAAATCCAAACCACGAACATAGTCTGTTGGCAATTCTTCAATTTCACTGTCCATCAGTGCATTCTTAACAATGTTAAAAATCTGGCTACCGATGATAAATCGACGAATTGGATTCTCAGGAGTCTTATCTTCCTGTAATTTGCTGTCGCCAACAAACCCTTGGAAAATATAAGATTTCTTTTTCCAGTACTTACGACCCATATCTTCCAAAGATTTGTCTTTGAACCATGGACGCACTTCAGTTAGAACTGGACATGTTTCTCCCCACATTTCCATACATGGAACTTGTACAGTCACAGGCTTGGAATTTGTTTCACCTTTAACACCGGCGAAAGGCAATTTGATCATTGCTCGCTCAAGCCAGAAAAAAGTATTGTTTGGATCAGCGTCTGGAAGGAAGCGAACTGTTGTAGTCGAACCTTCTGGCATATTCCAGTGAGGGTAAATTGCGTTGTCTCCACCGCC